AAACAAAGAATCGATTTGGCTTTGTTGTTTACCTGGAGACAGATTGCCAAGATGAAGAACTCAGTAGCAACCAACCTGCTGATCCTTGACGAGACGTTTGACTCATCGCTAGACGACGACGGGGTTGACAACCTCATGAAGATCCTGTATAGTCTGGGTGAAGAGACTAATGTATTCGTCATCTCACACAAGTCTGAACTGGAGGACGCACAGTTCCAGCGTAAACTGGAATTCGTCAAAGAGAAGAACTTCTCCAGACTAAAAGCAGCTTGACAACCACCCCAACATTTGTTATTATAGTAGAAACTTTGAGAGGAATAAATCATGGAACTATCTGACCGTACCCTTTCGGTACTGAAGAACTTTGCCAACATCAACTCGAACATTGTGTTTCGAGAAGGCAACGATCTAAAGACTATCTCAGTCGCAAAAAACATTCTTGCGAAAGCAACTCTGGATGAGGCAGTGCCGCAAGAGTTTGGTATTTACGACTTGAACGAATTCTTGAATGTGCTGAGTCTGGTCGAGAACCCGACTTGAGCAGAATCAAACGTGCGGCATCTGTCCTTGGTCACGACACTATCACTATCACTCCTGACGGTGGCAGTGTGAAGTTGACTGTGGTGGACAACGACGATGCTACATCGAACAGTTTCTTCTCTTTGGTGGAAGGAGAGTTCCAAGAAGGAGTTGACTTCAAATTTGTCCTGAATGTGAACAATCTGAAAATCGTGAATGAGGATTTCGAAGTGGGCATTTCGTCCAAGTTGATCTCCAACTTCCAGTCTAAACAATCAGCGATTGAATACTTCATCGCACTTGAAAAATCATCAACTTACGGAGCATAATGATGGCAGAAGCAAACGCACAAGACGAACGGATGGCAGTTCTTCAAGATCTGGGTAATCGTGTCGCACGTTCAACGGTAGCAGTGATTGACACTGTGGTTCAACGTGGTGGGTTCAAAGGTGAGGAACTCTCTACTATTGGTCAGTTACGTGACCAAGCAATTGAAGTGATTCAGTTGGTAGAACAGCTACAGGGAGATTAATAGATGTTTAAAAATTATGTACCCGATGTAGTACACCACATGCGGGAACGTGATGAGAACGGAGACTTCCAATGGGTTCGTCGTATGACTAGCGAACTCTTTGGCGGCAAGAAGGTCTTGCTGTTCGGTCTACCGGGAGCATTTACGCCTACCTGTACCAACGAGCAGTTGCCCACATACGAAGAGATGTACGATAGGTTCATCGATATGGGGTTTGACGAAGTATGGTGCACGTCGGTCAACGATGCGTTCTCTATGTTCCAGTGGGCAAAGATGCTGGGCATTGAGAAGGTCAAGATGTTACCTGACGGTAACGGTGACTTGGCACGTGGACTGGGTATGCTGGTAGACAAGTCTAACCTTGGATTCGGTAAGCGTTCGTGGCGATACGCATACGTAGTTCAAGATATGTCCATTGAGCGGTGGTTCGAAGAGGAAGGTGTATCGGACAACTGTCCGGACGATCCTTACGGAGTGTCCTGCCCAATGAACGTACTTGCTGAGTTGACCGGAGGTGTTGCTACTCAGACCCCTTATGAAACCGTTGACATCCCACTGTAAATCTGTTACAGTGGTTTTATACTTTTATATTATGGAGTTGTTATGCAAGATGAATTTTTGTGGGTTGAGAAATACCGTCCTCGTAAAGTGTCGGAGACTATCCTCACTAAGGAACTGAAGACTACCTTTCAGAGTATCGTAGATGGTGGTGAAATACCGAACATGCTGTTTAGTGGCACTGCTGGCACTGGCAAAACCACTATTGCACGTGCCATTTGCGAAGAACTTGGATTGGACTATATCATCATCAATGGTTCCGAAGAGGGAAACATCGACACCCTACGTGGTAAGATCAAACAGTTTGCATCTTCCATTTCTTTGAGCGGGGGTTACAAGGTGGTCATCCTTGATGAGGCAGACTACCTTAACCCTCAATCAACGCAACCTGCTCTCCGTGGGTTCATCGAGGAGTTCTCGAACAACTGTCGGTTTATTCTGACCTGCAATTTCAAAAACAAAGTCATCGAACCCCTACACTCTCGTTGTTCTAATTACGAGTTTAATTTCAGCAAGAAAGTTCAGGCACAGTTGTGCGGTCAGTTCATGGCACGTGCTCGTGACATTCTGGACATCGAAGGTGTTGCCTACAATGCTGACACCCTCGCACAGGTCATCATGCGTCACGCACCTGATTGGCGACGTGTCCTCAATGAGTTACAGCGACACTCGATCTCTAGTCAGTTGACCACTGCCGCTATCATTAGCGACATAAATGATAACTATAGTTCTCTTTTCAAAGCACTGAAGGACAAAGACTTCAAGAAGATGCGTTCGTGGGTTGTGAATAACATGGACGTAGAACCAGCATCGGTCTTTCGTGGAATCTATGATGTGATGTACGAGCACGTGCAACCACAGTCTATACCACAACTGGTATTGATCCTTGCTGATTATCAATACAAGAATGCTTTCGTCGCAGACCACGAACTGAACCTCGTTGCCTGTATGACTGAAATCATGGCACAAGTGGAGGTCAAATGATTGAGTTTGGATTAGCGGTAATGTTAATAGTTGTAGGTACGCTTTGGATAGTAATCGGAGGAGAAGGAGACAATGATGAGTAAAGATCGATTTGACTTAGAAGACTCTATCATGGAGTGCTGGAACATCCTTGACGATATTCAAATCGTCACAGAACACTTTGTCGATAGTCCTAAGTGGGAAGGTATGGACCCCAAAGTATGTGACGCATTGATGAACAAGTACTTTGGTATCAAAGAATTGTACGACATTCGCTTTCAGCGATTGTGGGATACTTTTCTAGAAACGCATAAGTTGGATCGATTTAAAGATGACTAAGTGGGACTATGCCCACATGCAAGCGGCACATGTATATGCACAGTTGTCGAGTGCAAACCGTGCCAAAGTTGGATGTGTCATCGTTAAGGATAATCGTATTCAGTCGATTGGTTATAACGGTATGCCAGCAGGTTGGGACAATACTTGCGAGGTAGACAATGTGACTAGACCAGAGGTGCTACATGCAGAGACCAATGCTATTGCTAAGGTTGCACGTAGTAATGAATCGTGTGAAGGATCGACCATATATATTACCATGCAACCCTGTCTAGACTGTGCGAAGTTAATCTATCAGTCGGGGATTACTAGAGTAGTATGGTCAGACGAATACCCTAAAGGAACTGCAGGGTTGAACTTCCTGACCGATTGTGGTATACTATGGGATAAATTATGAACCCCTTTGAATTTGTAAACAGTATCAACATCACCAAGAAAGACCTGATCGAGGATAACGAGAAGGACTACAATTCTTTCATGGTGAATCGTTCCTTGTCATACTTCAATGACACCGTTCTGCTTGCCAATGAGATGAACAAGTATCATCATCTCGACGATAAGTTACAATATCATTTTTTGCTAAATACAGTGAGGAAGCGTAAACGCTTTTCTAAATGGGTCAAACCCGAAACTGTAAATGACATTGAAGCGGTGAAAGAGTATTATGGATATAGCAATGACAAGGCACGTCAAGTTCTACCTCTGCTCTCACCAGAATCACTAACCAAGATTAAGAACAAGGTGCAGAAAGGTGGAAGAAAATAAATTAGTTGAATGGAACTCTAACCTTATGTTAGAGGTAACTCTGTCCGAACCAGACGATTTCCTCAAGGTGAAGGAGACGCTTACCCGTATTGGTATTGCGTCTCGACGTGACAATAAACTCTATCAGTCATGTCATATCCTACATAAGCAGGGACGATACTTCATCGTCCACTTCAAAGAACTTTTCATGTTGGACGGTAAGAAGTCTAACCTAGAAGAGGCAGACGTACAACGTCGCAACACAATCGCAACTCTCCTACAGGACTGGGGTCTCGTCGAGATCCAGAACAAAGAGGTTGCACAAGACTGCGCACCTATGCGCCAAATTAAGATCATTGGTTACAAGGATAAGGAGAACTGGGAACTCTGTCCTAAGTACAATATCGGTAACAAGTAAATGAGAGAGGACTTGAAGAATGAGGGTTATATTAGTAACCTTGATTCTTCTTGGGGGATGTACTGCGGTACAAGAAGATGAAAGGATTTGTTTAGACTGGGGTTCAACAGTCGAACTGGTAGAAAGATGTACTCCATTGTATGGCAACATGATTTGCACTACACAGGAGAAAGCACGGTACTGGTGTAAGTTATACGAGGAAGTAAATGGACTTGGGTGAATTGGGTTTACTTGCAGTCTTCATGTGCCCCATGGTATTTGGTGGTATTACCTTCTACTACTCTTGGAAGGTGGTCAAAGAAAGAGAAGATCAGCAATGAACATGGTAGATATATTTGAGGATAACGTGGAGAAGATCGCAGAGAAGATCCCATACCACGGTAAGATTCCTCAAGAACTTTTGAACGGGTACAACTGGGACATCCACATGGATATGCTGGACACACACCCCGAAGACCTGCTTGACACTAACACGAGCAAGATGCGTATCGGTTTGAACTCGTTTCACACCAGAGGGTCTGCTCCACAATTTGCCAAAGACATTGAGGCGGCAATGCAAGAAGTATTTGCGCTTCATGGCAACAAGATCACCAACATTGCCTTTACGGGTTTCGGTCCTAACAGTGATAGTTACCCAAGACATGCAGATAAGATGGATGTCTTCTTGGTACAGGTACTTGGTGAAATCGAGATTTGTGTGGATGGTCTACACGATGGTCCCGTACCCTTCCTACCGGGAGACTACTACTGGATCCCTCGTGGCAACCACCACCAAGTCTTTCCGAAAGTAACAAGGGCAACTTTTTCTTTCGGAGTCGAAGGAGATCCTGATCCTTCAATCTATTTTTAGTATAAATAGTCTCGGGTATGCGGATGGTCCGGTACCCATATCTTGCTTTTAACTAAGGAGAACACAGATGACTAATCTTAAAGCAAACACACTTTTCCCACGCTCTTCGTTTGTTGGTTTCGACCACCTGTTTCAAGACCTTGATTGGGTGGCACGACACGCAACGGATACATACCCTCCCCACAATGTGGTGAAGGTAGGTGAAGACGATTATCAGATCGAAATCGCAGTGGCGGGATTTACTCTTGGAGATCTGGATATTGAACAGGATGAGCGTACTCTAACGGTCACGGGCAAAAAGGCAGATGCCGTTCGTGAAGATGTAGAATACATTCACAAGGGAATATCGCAGAAGGCATTCAAGAGGGTGTTTAGACTGTCCGAATACGTCTATGTGGACGGTGCTTCATTAGAAGGTGGAATACTTGCAATCAACTTGAAGTTTGAGCTGCCAGAAGAGAAGCGACCTCGTAAAATCGATATCACCTAATCAATTTTTCGAGGAGAAATATGAAGAACTTAGCAGTTATTATGCTATGTCTTCTATCGTCTGTTGCGAGTGCAAAGGACATTGAGGAGTTGGTGGTCACGGCAAAGCGTATACGCATCGTCATTGAGCACATCTCTGTCAACCACAAACAGAATCCTATTACAGGAAACTGGCACTACGTTGCTCCTGCTCCAGCAGAGCAGGAACCGAAGCGACAGATGGTAGTAGTCGTGGATACAAAGTAAAATATTAGGGGGTGGCAACACCCCCTTTTCATGGAGATTATTATGAACTTGATCTACCAATATTGGGATGGTGAAGTAAGAGAATCCTGCAAGGCAGGTGTCGATGCAATGTGTCAATACGCAGATGAGATCGGCGTAGAGTACATCTTTGAGGACAACCCTCAGTTCCTCAAAACTCATTTCGGTTATAACTTTGGATCGTATTCACCACACTACGGTGCTTTCAAACCTATCTTCGATGAATCGTTCGATGAGTATGATAAGATCTTATTCTGTGACACAGATGTGTTTCCTGTTGACGGGTTAACACGTAATATCTTTGATGAGTTCACAGGCGAGATCGGTATCTGCGACGAACCCTTCCAACCACAACAACGCACAATCACTAAGGGTCAGATCACATCTGCTCGTGATAACCAATGGGCAGAGTTAGTGAAGGAGGAGTTCGGTGCTGACGTACCACGTACACCGGATGGTTTGGTTCGAGTCTTCAACACAGGCATGGTCTTGTATTCAAAAGAAGCACGTATCAAGGCACGGAAAGAGTTCTGCGATCCACAGAGGTATGTCAACCTGATTCAACGTAAGGGTCTATCTGCTTTCTATGTGTGTGATCAACCCTATCTACATGCTATGATGTATGCCTGTGACTTTGATGTCCAAGAGATGGATAATGGATGGAACTCGTACATTCACTACACACGGGACATTAATCACGAGGATAGATACTTGTGTGACTGGCGAGATGAGGACACAAAGTTCGTTCACGTCCAGTTTGCTGGTGCTGATAATCTGAATGCAGATGCACACTGGCGTATCGTGAACCTACCTCGTGATCAGTGGGGATTAGACATTTGAAGGCATATCAGATTGTAATCAAGGGAGACGAACGAAGCGAGGAGTACGCACGTATCTCACGTGAGTCTTTTCAACCAGCTATTGATGCGGGGTACCTTGATGAGATTATTACCTTTAATGCTATAACACCAGAGTCGCCAGACTTTGATATCCACGTTGGCAAGTATAGCTGGGAGACTTCGATTATGCTTGCGGATGTGATTGGACAGCAGAAGGATGACCACTCACCTACAGAGAAGGCAGGTATGTGCTCTCACTGGAGTCTCATGCGAAAGCAAGCAGAGACCGATGAACGATTTTTCGTTATGGAGCACGACACATACCTGTTACCGCAGTACGTGGATATATTCGGTGAGTTGGTTGAGTTCATCAAGGAGAAGAAACCACACTATGCGAACATTGGTTTGTTCATGGGGTGCTACACTTTCTCTAGAGAATGTGCGGAGTGGCAGTATGGTATGCTAACTGTTGGTATGAGGAAAACTAAGTTTCCGATCAACTGTGGTCCATACTGTACACTACAGCGATTGTTCCGTACTTACACTACGGCATATCTAGAAGACTACGACTACAATGGCATGGAGACCACAGTGATTCATCCATGGCATATGTGTGATACTCTGTACTTTGGTAGAGAGTGTGGAGTGCCATTCAACCAGAACGATCCTGATCCAGAGTCTAATCGATGGAAGACACCTACGACTCAGGTGATATCTAAGTCGATGAAGGTCACTCAAGACCACCATGGATACAGGCAGAACATGATCGATGAACCTTGGAATAGGCATCATTATTTTCACGTTATTGATTGACAAACACACCTAGTGTGTGATATTATACATCTATGATTAAAGACTTAAAGACACCACTACGATATCCGGGTGGCAAGTCACGTGCCACCAAGACTATCTTCTCAGAGCAGAAACTACCTGCTCCGGAGTTCCATGACATTCACGAGTACCGTGAGATGTTTCTGGGCGGCGGCAGTTGCGCATTTTACTTCTCGCAGTTGCGACCAGACGTTCCGGTTTGGGTCAACGATAAGTACACACCACTCTATCACTTCTGGAAAGTTCTGCAGGAGGATGGGGTAAGATTGATGCACACTCTGAAAGAGTGCAAGGAGAGACTGGGCACAGACATCGAAGCACACCGTAAGGTATTTCTAGATGCCAAGGAAACTCTGCAGGAGGACGACGATCCGTTCAACCTAGCAACAGGGTTCTACCTGTGCAACAAGATGTCGTTCAGTGGTCTGTCCGAATCGTCTTCGTTCAGCAAGCAAGCATCACAACAGAACTTTACTCTACGGGGTATAGAGAAACTTCCAAGGTACTCGAAACTCATGGAGAACTGGAAGATCACAAACGAAGACTACACTTCTCTGTTGGAGGGTGCAGATGCGAACACGTTCATCTTTGCTGATCCACCCTACGACATAAAGTCTTTCGTCTACGGAAAGGACGGTGACATGCACAAGACATTTGATCACAAGAAATTCCATGACGATATTGATCGGACCAATGCCATGGTCATGATCACCTATAACTCGAATGAGACATTGCGAGAAGCATACTTCGGATGGAATCAAGAGGAGTGGGATCTGACTTACACCATGCGTTCCACTAAAGCATACACCGAAGACCAGAAGAACCGTAAGGAGTTGTTGCTCACTAACTACCGAAGCAATGGTGAGTTCACTCTAGAAGAGTTTTTTGGTTGACAACAACCACCCCTTCATATATAATGGTGACTATGACTAACGAATTCTACACGAGTGCCGTGCGTTACGGCAACAACATCCTATACCGTGGGTACCGCAACGGCGAGTCCGTGTATGAGCGTATCCCGTTCAAACCCAAACTCTACATCGGTGGCAAGGGCACAGGGTGGACAACCCTTGACGGTCTGCCTGTGGTCGAGATGCAGTTCGACTCCATGTCGGAGGCAAAGGACTTTGAAAAGCGTTACTCTGGCGTATCAAACGTGACCATCTGCGGCAACACCAACTATGTTGCGCAGTGCATCACTGAGAAGTTCCCCAACGATATCAGATTTGATCGTGACCTGATTCAGGTTGCCAATATCGATATCGAGGTGGAGTCGTCGGACGGGTTCCCCGAACCTGCCTATGCCAACCATCCTGTCATCTCGATTGCCATGCGGAAGAACGATGGTAACTATTGGGTCTGGGGTCTAGACGACTACGAGACTACCCGTGACGATGTTCTGTTCATCAAGTGCGACAATGAGTTTGATCTGCTCCAGAGGTTTGTTCGCAACTGGGAAGCATATTCTCCGGACATCATCACTGGTTGGAACACACGCTTCTTCGATATCCCCTACCTGATCAATCGCATGAACAAGTTGACTGGCGACTTGAAGATGGCAAAGCGTCTGTCTCCATGGGGTCTGGTGTCAGATCGTAACGTTACGATTGCTGGCAAACCTCAACAGTATTATGTGATCGAGGGCATCGAGCATCTCGACTACCTTGAGGTGTTCAAGAAGTTCACCCTCAACACACTAGGACAGCAAGAGTCCTATCGACTGGACCACATTGCTCACGTGGTGCTGGGTGATCGCAAACTATCCTACGAAGAGCACGGTAACCTGTACACGCTACACCGTGAGGACTATCAGAAGTTCATCGACTACAACGTCAAGGACGTGGAGTTGGTGCATCGCATTGATGAGAAACTTGATCTGATCTCTCTGGTGCTGACCATGGCATATCGTGGGGGTGTAAACTATGGCGACACACTAGGCACGACTGCGATCTGGGACAGCATCATCTATCGTATTCTAAACAAGAAAAAGATTGCTGTACCTGCCAAGGTGGAGAAACCTAAGACATCGTATCCGGGTGGATACGTCAAGGAACCACAGGTGGGTGCGCATGACTGGGTGTGCTCGTTCGACCTGAACTCTCTGTATCCTAACATCATTGTCCAGTACAACATGTCGCCTGAGACTGTGATGGATGGATTTGTCGAGGGTGTGTCCGTTGAGCGATACCTTGACGGTAGTGTCTTCATGGGCGACAAGGGATATTCGGTTGCTCCGACTGGAGTCAAGTTTACCCACGAGAAGGAAGGTGTTGTACCCACAGTCATTAAGGAGTACTACGCAGAGCGAAGGGTAATCAAGGACAAGATGTTGAACCTGCAACAAGAGATGCAGAACAACCCGTCCAAAGAACTGGAATACAAGATCACGTCACTGAACAACCAACAGATGGCAATCAAGATCTTGATGAACTCACTCTATGGTGCACTGGGCAATCGGTACTTCCGATACTTTGACCAGCGTGTCGCAGAGTCAATCACACTAGCAGGGCAACTTGCTATCAAATGGGCTGAGAGGGCAGTAAACGATGAGATGCAAAATATTCTCCAAACCAGCGAGGACTACGTTGTTGCAATTGACACCGACTCTGTTTATATTAGGATGGGGGATCTTGTTGATCATTTTCGCCCAAAGAATCCTGTTAAGTTCCTAGACAAGATTTGCTCTGAGCACTTCGAGAAGGTGCTGGAAAAATCCTATGGGCAGATGGCAGATGCTACCGGAGCATACGAGAACCGTATGGAGATGGGGCGTGAGGTAATCGCAGACCGTGGCATCTGGATGGCAAAGAAGCGGTACATCCTGAATGTCCACAACAACGAGGGTGTGCAGTTCGTGACCCCTAAACTCAAGTTAATGGGTATTGAAGCGGTCAAATCATCGACTCCACAGATTGTACGTGACAAGTTCAAGGAAGTCTTTCGAGTCAGCGTCGAGGGTACTGAGTCAGATACGCAACAGTTTATCCGTGACTTCAAGACTGAGTTCAACGCACTGCCGCCCGAAGACATCTCGTTCCCTCGTGGTGTGTCCGACATAGATAAGTGGTCAGAC